ATTATTGAAACAAACAAAGAAGAAATTATTACAAAATCCACAGGGTGGGGTGATGATATGTTTGACAATAAGATTGCATCTATCCCCATGACAGTTATTGATGATTTAAATCATAAAAAGATTATGCAGGGATTTCAAATATTAGATATGAAAAAATTTAAAGAATTTCTAAATCATCCAGACAATAGATTTTTTAGAACAAAACAGGGCAGAATATAAATGGCATTTTTTACTGACTATACAACGCTACAAGCTACCATAGCTAATTATTTAGCTCGTAGTGATCTAACTACATCTATTCCTGAATTTATTAGATTGGCAGAAGATAGATTAGCTAGAGATTTGCGTATAAGACAGATGTTGCAAATAGCAAATACTACTATTACATCAACTGATGGAACAGTAGAGATACCAGCAGATTTTTTAAGTATGAAAGATATACATATATCTTCTAGCGACCCTATACAAACTGTTACCTTTCAATCTCCTAGTAACTTTTTTAGGAATACAAGAGCATTAGCATCAGGGTTACCTATTTTTTATACTGCATTAGGTAGCGAGTTTAGATTTGCTCCGATTGGTTCTTCAGCAGATACAATACAAATGCTCTATTATGTGAAACCACCATATATGAGTTCAACAGTTTCATCAAACCTTTGGTTAGCAAATACACCTGATTTACTGCTTTATGCAGCACTTGGTGAAGCAGAGCCTTTCTTGATGAATGACGAAAGAATTAATACTTGGGCAGCAATGTACGATAGAGGTGTTAATGCTTTAAGTAAATCAGATGATGAGGGAGAATTTCCTGCTCATCCAATGTCAATAACTTTAACTACGAGGTAATAAACAATGGCTAATATGTCAGACTATTTAGAGGTCAAACTTCTAAACTTAACATTAAATGGAACTTCATTTTCAGGAAAAGATAATCCAACTATTTCTTTACACACAGCAGACCCTACAGATGCTGGTACTGGTACAGAAGTTTCTGGTGGTTCATACGCTAGAGTAGCAGCTTCTTTTCCAGCAGCTTCAGGTACATCAGGAGCAGTTGCTTCTAATGCAGATGCAACATTTCCAACTGCAACAGCAAGTTGGGGAACAGTAGGATGGATTGGTTTATGGGATGCAAATTCAGGTGGGAATATGTACTACCACACAGCTTTAGATGCAGCCAAGACAATCGACTCTGGGGATGTTTTTAAGATCACAGCAGGTAATTTAACAGTAACATTAGCATAGAGGAATAACACATGGCTCTTATCGTCAAAGATAGGGTAAAGCAAGTCACAACCACAACAGGTACAGGTACAGTTACATTAGCAGGAGTAGTAGATGGCTTTCAATCTTTTGCTGCTATTGGGAATGGTAACACTACTTATTACGCTATTATTAGTGGTGACAAATATGAAGTAGGTTTAGGTACTTATACTTCATCAGGCACAACTTTATCCAGAACTACAATACTTGAATCTAGTAATTCTGGTTCAGCAATTACACTATCAGGAACAAGTGATGTATTTTGTACCTATCCTGCCGAAAAAGCTGTTACTTTAAATGGTACTGTTATTAATGATGCTAATGTAGTTGCTACAGCAAACATTGTTAATGATGCAGTTACGACAGATAAAACTAATTTAATATCTACAGGCTCTGGTCCTAGTTTAGAAGCTAAAGGAACATCAGGAGTTACAGATGGATATATACAATTAAATTGTTCTGAAAACTCACATGGGATTAAACTTAAATCTCCCCCTCATTCAGCAAATGCTAGTTATACATTAACATTCCCTAATAATGATGGCGATGCAAGTCAATTCCTACAAACTAATGGTTCAGGAGTTATGTCTTGGGCAACAGCACCAGGCACACCATTCTCAACAGATATTGTAGTCAATGGTGTTACTGTTGGTAAAGGAGCAAACTCTGTTGCAACAAATACAACTCTCGGTGTTAATGCTTTAGATGCAGCAGTAACAGGAGCAAACAATACTGCAATAGGATCAACTGCTTTATCAGCAAATACATCAGGTACAGTTAATACGGCAGTTGGTTCAGATACTTTAACTGTTAATACTACAGGCTCTTACAATACTGCAATGTCGCCTACTTCTTTAGATGCTAACACAACAGGTTCTTATAATACAGGACTGGGTTATCGTACTTTATCAACAAACATATCAGGTTCTTATAACACAGCAGTTGGTTATAACGCATTAGAACTAAATCTTGCAACTGATAATACAGCAGTAGGAAGGCAAGCTCTACAAACTAACTCTACAGGAATTTCAAATGTAGCTGTTGGTCCTTACGCATTAAATTTAAATACAACTGCTAGTTACAATACTGCAATGGGATTTTCTGCATTAAAAGCTAATACAACTGGTACAAATAATACTGCTGTAGGATTTGGAGCTTTAGTAGCAAACACAACTGGCTCAACTAGTACAGCAGTTGGTTATAATTCCTTATCTTCAAACACAACAGGCCCTTCTAATGTAGCTGTAGGTAGAGAGGCTTTAGAAAAGAATACTACAGGTGGGACTAATACAGCAGTAGGCTTACAGGCTCTAGGAGATAATACTACCGCAGCTAATAGTGTAGCAGTAGGTTATTTAGCAGCTGCTAAATCAACAACAGCGGCTGAAACAGTTGCAATAGGTAGAGAGGCATTAGGTTCTGCTGTTATGACTGGTGATTCTAATACAGCAGTTGGTTACACAGCAGGTAAAGTTATGACTTCTGGCTATCAAAATACTTTAATGGGATATAAAGCAGGGCTAGCTTTAACAACAGGTTATTCTAATACATTTATTGGTGACCAAGCTGGTGATGAACAAACAGCTACTATATCTAATACTATTATTGGTGCAGAAGCAGGACAAAAACATACTGCTGGTTATAGTGTAATGATAGGTTCTATGGCAGGTAAAAATGCTACATCGGCACAGAGACTTATAGCTATTGGTAGACAAGCTGGTGAAGGTGCTGGTGGTGGGACTTTTACAGGTAATGATAATATTTTAATTGGTGCATCAACTGGGTATGATGCAACTACCATGTTAAATAATACTCTTATTGGTAACAATTCAGGACCAAACATTACGACAGGCGTTAATAATAATAATCATGGCTATAATTCAATGCCTATTGCTACAACAGTAGATGGCAATAATACCTTTGGTACACAAAACCTTATGAATCTAACTACAGGTAATGCTAATGATGCCTTTGGTGCTAATGCTTTATATGGTGTTACTACAGGATATGATAATGCTGGATTTGGTAATGCAACAATGACAGCAATAAATACAGGATTTAGAAACACAGCTGTTGGTCATGAATCAGGTCAAGTAATGACTACTGGTTCTAATAATACTTTTCTAGGTTATGCTGCAACTCCATCAGGTGCTACAGTATCTAATCAAATGACTTTAGGTAATAGTGCTGTTAGTTCTTTAAGATGCCAAGTACAAACTATTAGTAGTTTATCAGATGCAAGAGATAAAACAGATATTGTAAACTCCCCTTATGGATTAGACTTTATTGATACACTTAAACCTAGACAGTTTAAATGGGAGTCAAGAGAAGGTGGAGTAGCTTTTGAAGGAGAAACAAAACTAGGTTTCATTGCTCAAGAATTATTAGAGGCAGCAGATGGAAACAATGATGTTCTTGATTTAGTATATGAAGAAAATCCTGACAAATTAGAAGCGAAGTATGGTAATTTAATTCCTGTACTCGTTAAAGCAGTACAAGAACTTTCAAATAAAGTAAAAGAATTGGAGAATAAATAATGTTTACACCACCAGTATTAACAGAAGTAGAAAAAATTGCAAAGCACTATGAAGCCATGGGGCATTCAGTAGAATTAATTACCGACTTTAGAGCAGGAAATCATCCAACTGATATGCAATCAGCACAAGTAACCCATGTAATAGAACAAAATGTTGAACATCTTAAAATTATGGTAGCAAAAGATTATTGGACAGATGAAGACATGACTGATGTAAATGCAGCAATTGCTGGATAAATTTAACTAATAACACAACCAGTAAACTTATTGAGGGAATAAAAAGTGGCAATACAAAAAATATCAACAGGAACATTAGGTAACGATTCCGTAACGGCAGCTCAAATTGCTCCTGGTACAATTGTAGATTCTGATATAGCCAATGATGCAGTTACAACTGTAAAAATATTAAATGCTAATGTAACAACTGCTAAAATAGCTGATGCTAATGTAACAACAGCAAAGATAACAGATGCTAATGTTACTACTGCTAAGATAGCTAATGATGCTGTCACTCTTGCTAAGATGGCTCCTGGTACAGATGGTAATATTATTAGCTATGATGCTTCAGGAAATCCTGTAGCAGTAGTAACTGGCTCATCAGGACAAGTTCTAACTTCAGCAGGCGCTGGAGCTCCTCCAACATTTGCTAATGCGTCCGCTGGTCTTGAATGGCAATCAACTCCAATAACTTCTGATTTCACAGCTGTTTCTGGAAGAGGTTACTGGATTAATACAACTTCTAATATAGTTAATATTACATTACCTAGTTCGCCTGCGGATGGAGATGAATTAATTTTTGTAGACTATGCAAGAACATGGCAAACCAATAAAGCCATAGTAATACCGAATGGTCAAAAATATAATGGTCTGTCACCATTAGCTGTTAAATATGATGAAGTTGGACTTGTAATTAATATTGTTTATTCTAGTTCAACAAGAGGTTGGATTACAACTCTCCAGGTACAGTCACCAACAGGTACAGCAGCAACAACTCAACGAGCAATATTTGCTTACGGAGATAATCTTAATATATCTAATTTAGTAACAGCTGTTGGAGTAGTAGGTGCTGATGTGACTGGTGTAGGAACTGTTAGAACTGGTAGTGCTGCTGCTAATTACGGAGGAGATAAAGGGATATTTGCTTATGGTAACAATAGTGGTACTGTTATTTCATTATCTAATCTAGTATCTAATGTTGGTGTTGTTGCTTCAGATACTACTGGAGTAGGAACAGCTAGGAAAGAGGTAGCAGCTTTAGAATTTGGCGTCGGCAAAGCTATATTTGCTTATGGTAAAACTTCGGGTCAGGTATCAATGTCTAATCTTGTTACTACAGCAGGGGTTATAGGTACCGATGTTACTGGAGTTGGTACAGCAAGAGGATTATTAGCTGGTGCTGGCTATGGTGGAGATAAAGGAATTTTTGCTTTTGGTTATAATGGTAGTGCTAATGTATCATTAAAGAATTTAGTAAATAATGTAGGTGTTATAGCCGCTGATGTAACTGGTGTTGGTACTGCAAGAAGGATGCCAGCAGCCGCAGAGTATGGGGGCGATAAAGCAATAATTGCATATGGATATACTGGAAGTAATGTGTCAATGTCTAATCTAGTTAATAATTCTGGCGTTGTAGCTAGTGATGTTACAGGAGTTGGTACTGCAAGACGAGGAGCAGGAGCAGCAGGGTATGGAGGAGATAAGGCAATCTTCGCTTACGGAGCAGGAGGGTCTGTTACAGCAGTATCCAATTTAGTAAGTAATTCCGGAGTAATTTCATCTGATGTCGCAGGAGTTGGTACAGCTAGAGAAGCCTTTAGTGCTACAGAGTTTGGCTTTTAATAAAATAAAGAATAAAATAAAGGGAGTAGAAGATGAAGTTGTATAAAATATTAGCAAGTAATTGGGAAACATTTTTTGGAACAGTAGTGTCTCCTATATCAAGAGATGTGACAATAATAGCACAAACGCCAAGTAATGATGCTTTCTTATTGTTATCTAAAGATACTCAGGCTGGGTTAGAGTTATTGTCAACTTGTCCTAGTGGATTTAATTTTACTTATTGTCAAGAATGGGGAATTACAGTTAATGACGATGTTATTGATAGAGTAATTTTAGATTTAAGAAAAAAAGGTTATGGAGATTGGAATTTACAACTAGAAGAAATATACGATGATGGAATAGATAGTTGGAAAGCAAGATGTCTTCAAGTAAAAACAGATATTCCTAAGTAACATATATAAAATAATAACGGAGTAATAAAATGGCAGCAGCACAAAATACAATAGTAACTCATCATTCAGATGGAACAACAACTACAGAAGTTGTAGATTGGACAGCAGAAGAAACAGCCGCTCATGCAGCTGCAGATGCTATCGCTTGGAAAGGTGCAAGAATAGCAGCTTACGCTGCACTTAATCAATTTGAAATGCAATATGATGACCAAGAAGATAGTACAACAACATGGGTAGATGCTATCGCAGCAATTAAAGTAGCTCATCCAAAACCTTAATAATACGGAGTAATAAATGGCAGTTACAATCAGTGGTTCAACCGGAATAGACAAAGTTGTTGATGGCTCAATAGCTACAGTAGACTTAGCTGACAACGCAGTTGCAACTGCTAAGATAGCTAATGATGCTGTTACAACAGATAAATTAAACTTAATATCAACTTCAAGTGTGCCTTCATTAGAGGCAAGAAGTGATGGTACAACTGATGGCTATATACAATTAAATTGCTCAGCAAATTCTCATGGCGTTAAAATTAAATCTCCACCTCATTCAGCAGGAGCATCTTATACATTAACATTACCTAATAATGATGGTGATGCAAACCAATTTCTGCAAACTAATGGTTCAGGAGTTACATCTTGGGCAGCACCAAGTGGTGGTGGAATGACATTACTTACTACTTTAAACACAACTTCAGGCACAACAATTACTGCAGGC